TGTAATCGTCCACTGTCTGCTTGACCTTGGCAAACTCGTTCATACGATTGAATGTGCTGTTGATAATCTCGCCAGCATCGTTGGGCTGGAACGCCCCGCCAATCAGTGCACGCTCAGACAAACGCTTGTAGGTCTTCTCAGGCGATCCTTCGGAAGAGAAGGGGGAGCTAACCACTTGCAAGAACGCCAAGCCCATAGTGCCGGTGTAGCCCTTGATAAACTCCTCAACCTTGACAGGAGAAGCGCCGACCAAAGAGCCGTAAGCCTTGGCAATCTCGGTGGTGTTCTCACGGAACTGCGCTTCTGGCAACAACTGTTGCTCGCCCTTAGACAGGATGTCGCGCCCTGTGTAGAACGACTTACCCAAAGAAGTCTCGATGATCGGCTTCATGGCTTGCGGTATGGGCAGTAGCGTAGGAACCTTAAACCCGCCAACATCGATCGTAGCCATGCTAGTACCGCCGGGAATAGTCTGGATCAAGATTTGGTTAAACGCCTTAACCGCCTCTTCGCTACCATGCTCATTCATCATGGAGTTGTACAGCGCCTCTGGCAAAGCCTTGAAGATGTAGCCAATCTCAAACGGGATTGGTATACGAAGCGGCTCTTCCACACCGGGGATACGTACAAACCAATTGCCGTACTTCTGATCTGGCGTAGCGTTCTTGTAAGCTTCATCGTCCTGCATCGAGGCGGCATACGCCAGCGTACCAGCGGCAATCATCAAGCCACGGGTCAACAACTTCTCCTGTATCTTCAAGCGCTCATTGAAAGGCAGGTTGCCTGTCAGGGCTTTGTACAGCACATTCAGACCTTGGATCTGTGCGTTGAAGAACGGGATCAGTGAGTTAGCCCAGTGGATGCTAGGTGACGCACCACGCTTGTTAAAGTTCATGGACTCAAGCGCCATGTACGTGGCTTCCATCTCAGACAAGCCCTGCTTGATGTAGCTGTTGTATTGAGCGCGTCGTGTAAGCGCATCGGCTTCCATAGAGATAGCTTCTGCCCTAGACAGTAGTTCGGAAAACACGCCTCTGCCAGCCGTAATGTCACGCAAGATTTTGGTCAAGTCTTCGCTACCACCAGTAAACACCTGACCGCCTGTGATGCCTCGGCTCTCTAACGTGCCCTTGGTTGCGCTACCAATCTCTTTAAGCGCTCCAGTAACAGGGAAGAAATCAGCACCGGTCAATAGCGGGGCAGCTAAAGAATCACGGAACAACTGCCTAGCCGCATACAAAGGCGATGCCGTCACAGCCTTACGCAAGAACGTAGCGGGGGCTGCCATAGCACGCAGTGCAAACGGCATCTGGGACGGGATACCTTCCATGCCCTTGACCAAAACATCAGCAGGCACGCCTGCTTTGTCGGTAGCAATCAACGCATAGCGGTCGCCCGTGTCTTTGTCTTTCTCGTTCTTAGGATCAGGCTCAACCTTAAAACGAACCACGTTAGCGCCAGCAATAGGCTTACGGGTAATGGTTGCCAGACCTAAGTCAACCAACTCAAAGACCGCGTTGCTAGTAGCTTGATTACGCAAAGCCATGTCAGTCAGCAAGTTTGTGTTCTGAACAGCGCTGGTCATGAAGTCAAGGATCGGTTCATCGCCACCCACCAACTCCTGCAAGTATGGCTGCTCTTTAATGTTACCAATCTTGACTGGGTTTTCTCCGCCAATCAGCAGTTCCACCACGCCGTTACGCTGGCGGTAGTACGGGATGTAGTCCTTGGACGCAAGTAGCTTTTCCACAACAGCCCGTGGGAGCGCATGGGTCTGAGCCGCAAACCGTACCAGCCCCTCGTTGTAGGCGTTATATTCAGCCCGCGCTGTCTCAAACAGATCTTTAAGGCCGGGCGTGTTGTTAATAGCGCGGTTGGCGCTATCCAGTTCAGCCTGTGTGATCTTGCCGTTAAAGCCTAAAGTCTCCAGTCCCTTGTTCTGAGCGCGGATGCCAGCCAAATACAGCGTAAACAGACGGCTGGCGCCATCTGGACTGCCAACCAAAGGTGATGCACGTTTGAGAATCTCAGCCACGCTACGGATGCTTGGCCCCTTGACGCTCTCAATGATGTACTCTTTACGGCCATCAGCACGGATTTTTTCTGTGCGTTGCAGTGCACCATTACCCACAGACTGCGCCACAAAGTTCATGCGCTGGTCGTACATGCGCAAGTAGTACAGCATCTGAGTGCCTTTGAGCTTTTCCATACCCTTAGACAGACGCTCAAACCCAGCAAACCGATCGACCATCTGCGTCTCAAACGCTAAACCAGAGCCGTTGGCTTTGATCTTGTCGTACAGGTTTTTATCTTTAGCGACGACCTTGTCGACAATAGCGCCAGCCGCAGCCAACTCAGGCGTTGCGTAATTGGTACGCAAAGAAATCAAACCTGTTGGTGACTCGTACGTGCCTGCAAACTCCTGTTGCATACGCTTGGTAGCTTGGAACATCGTGTAGTACAAGTCGCTTGTACTAACGTTAGCAAGTTTAAAGAAGCCAGTATTGCGCAACCACTGACGGATAGCGCCCAGCACAACTTTAATATAACGGCTAGCCTTCTGGACAAACGTCTCGTTGACTGTGGCCTCTTGCATGTGCGCCAGCATCTCACGCACAGACTGGATCTCACCCATACGGCGAATCTTTTGCGCAACTTCTACCTCGCCTTTTTGCTCGGCTTCAACAGCGCGTTGCTCCCATGCAGTAGCTGACGCCACCACATCTTCTTCAACGCCCAAGGCTTTGGCCATACCGTAAATGCCGCCTTCTGTAGTACGAATGGCTTTGGTCAAGTCCATCATACCTTGGGGGCCAAGCACCACGTCCACGCCATAGTGACCTACGGCTTCGTGAATCAAAGTCTTCTCTAAGTCCAGCGCGTCAGTGTGCTGATCGCCAATAACAACAATCGTGCCGTCAGGTAGCACACCGCCTTTGACGGATGACTTTTCTACATTTACACCGGCGTTAGATAACGCTTTCAAATATTTAACTGGCGCCTGACTGAGTGTCGGGGCGTAAATAAACTTTACGTCTTTTGGTAATTTGCTTGCAAACTTGTCAGCAATAGCTTTAGCCTCTGCTTCAGCTATGGGGTTTATAACCGCCTCCGCTTCCACACGAAACACTGTGCCGTCTGTGTCATCAGAACTGTCAATCAAGCGCTTAACGTAGCCGCCAGTAACTTCTTTCAAAGCCTTGTTGTACTCAGGCGAACCCTTAGAGTACATGGTTACCAAACGGTCTTTCTTGGCAAAACCTTCAGCGGCTCTACGGACACGCTGTTCCTCAGACGACGCACTCTTAAGCTTTTGGTTTTGCTTAATCAACGGTTTAATGTCTGAGTTCTTCTCGTCACGCGCCAGTGTGCGCATGGCGCCCTTCATGTCTTTGACGTTTTCTGCAATAGGGGCACGGGTAGCGCCCTTTGTATCTTCTTCCGGCTTGCCCAGCAGAATTTCGTCAGCGGTCTTCTTAGCCGCAAAGTAACGCTTAGTCAGGTCAGCAAGGCGCTCTTCGTTCTTAACCTCCATTGGTTTCAAACGTGTTGACAGTTCAGTCAACCGAGCCTTGGTCTGGTCAAGTTGTTGCGTTAAGTCTTTAACACGGCGGTCGTAAGCCGACTCGCTGAGCGTGCTGATGTCGTACTCCTGCTTACGCTTAACTTCAGACAACTCGTAAGCAATCTTGTCGTATTGGTTTTGAGCGTTACGCACAGCAGTGCGTTGCTGGCTAATCTCTGTCTGCCCTTTAAGCGTACGTACATGCTCAATTTCTTTGCGTAGCTTCTCTTGCTCAGCACGCGCATCGGTGTACGTCTTGATGTCTTTCTTAGGCAAGCGGTTAATTTCCTGAGAAACCTGCCATTTAGTATCCAGTTCTGTAGACGTAGAACCAACAACTTCTTTTACGGACACGTATCGAGCGCCTGCCAAGTCTTCCATGAAGAGTTCTTGGGCATCCAACTTCTCTTTGGCTACGTCAATACGGCGCTGGTCTAATGTTGTAAGCGCGTTTCTGTACGCCTTACGCGCCTTCTTAAGCGAGTCGTACGCTTTCTTAGCCGTAACGTTCTTACGTTTTTTGTCCGCGTCAGTAGCTTCTGAGTCGTTTTTGGGGTTGTAATTAAAGACGGGGCCGTCGGCTGTGTACTCCACAGTCCAGCCAGCGTTCATAGTTTGAACTTCGCGAGACTCACCAAACCTACCAGAAGCGTAAGCTGCCTTGCGGCCTTCTTCGCTCAACGCTTTGACGCGGGTGACCTTGGTGCTGGGTATACCTGCGCCTGTTTGGATGCGTTCTTGTTGGGCTTTGGCGCTTATACGCGCGGCTTCTTTAGCGTTGTCTACAGCCTTCTGAGACAAAATAAGTGCGCTACGGCGTTTAGCTAAATCCGCTGTTTTCTTTTCATCTTTGTATGTAAGCGCTTTCTCAGCAGCTTTGAGCTTGGCCCATGCATCTTGCAATGCACTGTCGGCACGGCGAAACATTTCAACTTCGGCTTCTGTAACCTCAATAACTTTGCTTTCGGCTTCTTTAATGTTTGCGTCAATAGAAGCCAGTTGCTCACGCAACTCATACAAGTCCATGTTGAAGTCAAGAAACGCTTGCTTGTTTGTAGGGGGCGCGGCCCTAGACATCCGGTTAATAGCGTCAAACACTTCTCCGCGGCTTTCCCGCAAAGACTCAATCAAGTCTGCTTTTTCTTGCGTTTGTTTTTGTTCCTGCTCTCTTGCGCGTTCTCTGGCGCGTCCCAAAGCCGTTTTAAATGGCTCTGCTGGATCAACATCGGTGCTGTACTCTTCCATGAAACTTTCACGGAGTTGCACCAAGCGGCCTTCAGCCGTGCGCATAAACTGCTCAGTCTCTAGCTCGGTTCTGTAAGCTTCCAAACTTTGAATTTCAAACTCAGACTGCGCACGCTGATCTGGCTCTTCGCCTTTCATGCGATTGCGCACAGCCGCAAGCTGTTTATTAACCGCGCCCATTTTTGCTTGGAATGCGTCGCCTTTGGGAATGTCCGCTGGCTTTTCTTTCACTACGGGTTCGGTCAGGCCATTTTTACGGGCTAACTCATCCATGTCAGTCATGGCAGCTTTTAAACGATCAACGTTTTTCTGCGCCATTGACAAACCAATTTCGCGGCTATCGTTTTCTACATCAAGACCTTGAATTTTGGCTTCAGCAACAATCTGTTGGAGATCTTCCGAGTATTTACTTATTTCTAACAACTTTGCGTTGTTAGCCATTTTTTCGTATAGATCGGCACGTTCTTGCAAGCGCTTGGATTCTTCTTTGTATAAATTTGCCTTACGCTCTAATACAGAATTTCCTGACGCATTAGCTTCCGCTCTAGTCTCGAACGCCTTTTCGCGCATCCTGTCCGCTTGAAACGTGTACTGTCCTGCCAACACGCCGTAGTAATTAAACTGTGTAGCTTCTGGTCTTTTGCGTAAATCCTGCAATGCGCCAAGCGCAGTCACGTAATCAGTACGTGCTTTCTGTAAATCTTCAAACCGCACAGGCATGATGCTGGCAAGGCGATTTGCTTCTTTACGTAGCTTGGCAATCTTGCCGTATTTAGAAGAACCCAAGAACTGTTCTGGAGTGTCAAAGATGACGCCTTGTTCGGCGGTGGGAGCGAACAGGTCAGGTGTTTCAACCTGCACGGCACGTTTTTCTCCTTCGGGGCCTTCAAATTTAAACTGAGCAGTATCGGCACCCTTTGCGGCAAAGAGTCCGAGGTCGTCAAGCGATGCTTGATTCTGTGCAAGGCTCTTCTGTAGCGCTTCCATGCGCTTGTTGAGACGCTTGAGTTCCTGTTGCTGCTCTTCAGACAAACCACGGCGCGGGACTTTTGCACCAACTTTAACTTCTTTGCCGGGGGCAATACCCACGAGAGCGTCAAGTTCGCCTTGCGTGTCTCTGATAGCACGCTCCAGCACCCGCTGGTTGTACTCAAGATCAGTGCCAAGCTCAGACGCTAAGTCTTCGCCCAAATCCAACTGCTGCATACGAGCAAGCAGTTTGGCTGTCTTATCGTAGTCCTTGGCGGCAAACGCTTCCTTGATCTGGGTTTCCAGTTCAGCGGCTTCGTCGCGTCGTTCTTTAAAGTTAAGCGGTGTCTCAGGCGCTTTCTGGCGCTCACCAAGTTCTGCTTGCTGTTTGTTGTAGCGGGCGGTCAGTCCTTGGATTTCTTTAGTCAGTCTTGCACGGTTTTCGTTTTCACCTTGCTTGTTTTTCAACGCATCAAGCTGATCTTGTTTTTCTTTGATCTGCGCCAACAATCCCTGACGACGCTCAATCTCAGACACTTCTACACGCTTGCGCTCAGGCTTAGCCAATAGTTTGGCTTCAGCCGCTTCCAACTGTTCTTTAATTGTCTCAACCGCTTTTTGGCGGTCAGCAAACGGGCGTTGGCTGGCAGGGCGTATGTCTTTTTCTTTTCTGCCTTTGGTAAGCCTAGGCTCGTCCAGACGTTTCATCAGGTCTGTAATGTCTTGCGTAACCCTAGAATCGTGCGCTGCATAATCGTCAAACTTCTTTTTACGCAACAAGTAGCGCTGTTGCATTTGATCGCGGGCAATATACGCTTGGCTACCAACTGGGCCTTCTGGCATGGCCAACCATTTTTGACGGGCAGGTTCTAAATCTTCACGACGATAGCGCTCCATCTGATCGCGTAGACGCATTGACTCCTGTTGCTTGGCCTTGATCTTGTTGCGGATTGGTTTTTGCTGGCTCTCAACTAGCTTGTTAATATCAGCTATCAGAGCATCACGTTTTGCCGTTAATGCAGGAGATTTTGCGTAATCTTTTTTACTTAACTCAGCCAACTGTTCCTGCATCTTCTGCAGTTTGTTGACTCTGGTGACAACGGTTTCTTTGACAGGCTTTGCCACATACCGAGTGCTCAACTCTTTAAGCGAGTCGTACATGTCGTTGGTAGCTTGCAGAATCTGGGCGCTAGACAGGGGTGACTGTCTCTCAGCCGCACGCAAGTGCGCCGCTTCTTTCAATGCCGCTTGTACGTACTGGGTACGCAGCTTAGACAAATACATTAAATCGTACTTGTGTGGTGCTTCCTTGGCTTTGCGTTTGGTTTCCAACGCTTCAAGCAGCTTGTCGTAAGCGTTGTCTTTGGCTTGTTTTTGACGTCTAGCTTCCAGCGTATGGCGCTGTGAACTGATTGCTTCGTTGTCTAAAGTTTTAAGTTCTGCCGCACCACTGACGCCCATAACCTGTGCCAACTCATTGGCATCTTTGGCGTTCATCTTCTCGATGGGGGTCAGCGTAGTGTCAATAGTTGCTTTACGTTCTGGTGCAGCAATTACCTTCTCGGCAAGGCGTTCTTCTCCAGCCGCAGTACGGCGACCACGCTTGCCTTCCTCAATATGCTTGAGTAGGCGCTCCAGTTCCTGCGCCTGCATATCACGCCACAGAATCTCTTTGGCTTTCTCTGACAAGTTGCCTTCTGTGTCGTACAGATTGTTTTCGGCAAAAGGATCAGCCATGTACTGATCGAGTAGTTCTTGCGCTTTCTGTTTGCTGTCATTGAGCTTGGTACGCAACTTACCTTCAACAAACTCTGCGTCTTCAATGACGTTGAGGTCAAGCTTCCTGTTGCTAAGACCTTTGAGACCAAGAATGTCTTTGACTTCTGAATTGATAATGCCTGAGTCAATGGCTTCGTCCACGCCCGTCTTGGCAACCTTTGGCTCTTGCTCTTGCAGTTCCTTGGCTTCTTTCTCTGTCAAGTCACGGCTAACACCCTTTTCATCAACGATGTAAGGTATGCGTACAGTGGGGCCTGTGGGCAGTTTGCCAGCGGCTGGCGTAGATAAAAGAGTGCGGAACTCTGCTGGCGCGCGCTCCTTGGGCACTTCGCGATACAGAACCTTTGGTGCAGCTTTGCCTGCTTGTGCTTCGGGGCCAACAAAGTCAGGGTCAATACCGCGGCTCAGTGAATCTGCATACTCTTCAGGAGTGAGAGTCTTTTTCTTACCTTCTTCTCTAGCTTTAATACTTTCTTCGTATTCTTGCTCGGCAGTAAACAGGTCTTCGTCCCTGCTAACTTGGGACTCAGGTTGCTTCTCAGTGATCTGCTCAATGTCTTGTTGTGCTTGCCGGCGATCTCTTTGATCCAACTCTTTTTGGAATTCAGCGCCAAACATGTCTACCTGTTCAGTAGGCAGGGCTCGGAGGCTACGCGGCATCGTCTCACCGGGAACCTTACGCTCAAGCCCCGCTTGTGTAGTTTCCAGTTTTTCTAACTGTGCGGCTAGTTTTTGAGCCTTGGCAAAGTCACCATCGTCCAGAGCTTTATCCAACGCTTTGCGTACCGAGCCTAGATCCGCTTCAGCAGGGGCTAATTTGTTTAGTTGTTTAAGCGTACTTTTGAGGCTTTCTTCTGCCGGCACCATTTTCTCAAGCTGTTTGGACAGTGAGATAATTCGATCAAATCCTGCTGGTGTAGTCTGCAGTTTTTCTAATTGTGCGGATAGTGTTTGGGCTTTATCAAAGTCGCCGTCAGCCAATGCTTTATCCCGCGCTCTCTGCATGTCCTGCTTAGCCCTAACGTCTTGCAGTTGTTTCTGCAAGTCTGGGATTACACGTCTAGCTTGCTCCAAGTCCGTAGTAGCACGCTCACGCAACATGGTCTGTAGACCTTCAGGCGTCTGTCCTGAGATCTCATCATCGGTATAGCCCAACTGCTTGGCTATGCTATTAAGCTGTTCGGTACGCGCACGCTCTGCATCAGGCAATTCAGAGTATTTACCAACAACTGTCTCGTCACCCATCTGCGCCAACAACTCAGGCGTGCCTATCTTTCTAGCTTGGGCTAAACGCTTTTCTTCTGCTTTGGCTAAACGTGCTTGTTCTTTGGCGGCTTCAGCTTGTTGCTTGGCTGTCTCTTTGTCTATGCGCTCTTGTTCTTTTCGCGTCTCTTCTTCTTGAAGCTGGCGCATCTGCTCTTCTTGACGCGCTATTTCCTGTTGCTGCTCTATCTCGCCCCGTGCACCGGATCGTTGGGATAAACGCGCGGCGCCCCCTACTGGTGCCAGTAGCGCAGCACTTATTGCAGTTCTGCCGTAGCCTTCAATTGCTTCAGGCGATGTAATTTCTTCCCCTGCTTGCGCACGGGTCATCATGTCTTGCAACACTTCCCCGGGTATTTCTGCTACCGTACCAATAGCAGTGCCTTTAGCCAACGTTGTAAGTATTTTTTCCTTCGCTAGCTTTTCAACTTCTGCAGCAGACTTACGGGCAAGTGACGTTTCGGTAGTGCCCAAAAGCTTGGCCAAGATACCTCTACCACCAACCAACAAACCTTGCGTAGCTGTATCAATTGCGGCTTGAGGGACAGCCGTTCCGTATGCTTTTAATCCACTGATATCTACGGGTTCACCGCGTTCAATTTGCGCTTGTGCTTGCGCTTCAATGTTTCCGCCAGCTTGGGGTAAATACGAAGCCGCAAAACGGCCAGCTAAAGCACCTATACCAGCGCCAGCTAACCGACCAACACCGCCAAAAGGCCTGCCTAGTTTTTGACCAAGCTGAGCGCCTGCAATAGAGCTTGCTAAAGTTGGAGTTTGTTCTGCAACAGCGTACGGAACCATTTGTGCGGCTGTACCCACAGCAGGCAGTAAGCCTTTTTCTTCGTACGCTTTGATTACTTTTTCTGGGTCTGCTTGCGCCGCATACTCAGAACTAATTTTTTCACCGCGTGCAATACCGGCTCTAGCGGATTCTTCTGTTGGCCCGCTTAGTGCAGTCCTAGCCTGTGAGGTATAGGACTCCAAGCCCTTCATCACAGCGGCGGCAAGACCTTCTTTGGGTTTACGCTCTGCGGTTTTTGCACCGCCTGTCATTTCTCGGGCTATCTGGGCCAGTCGCCTTGCCGCCTCCTTATCACCTGCTGCATCTGCGTTGCGGAGGGCTTCAAGGACTTGGCTGATTTCCATGGCGGTTACCTAAGATATTTATTGATTAGTGCGGAGTCAGAAGCTGACAACCCAACACCCGAAGAAGCGGATGCTGATCTCATTATAGAAGGAAGTCCAAGGCTTGCATAGATAGCTGTGCGAACACGGTCTTCTTCACGTTGTTTAGCCAAACCACCATCTTGGTTTATGCCGGCAAACTTGCCTTCATTGCTCTTCATCCAATCAGACATGTGGCTTTGGATCATCTTCTCGGCTTCCAACTCCATCTTCTTCTCTTTACCACCACGCTCAATAAGCGAAGCCGCGGCTTCAGCTTCTTTGGCTTTAGCTTTTTTGTAGCCCAACTCAGCGTCAATCATAGTTTGCTCACGCGCCGTCTTCTCGCGTTCTTTCTTACCAGCAACGGTAGCCAATCCGGCTTCGCCAAGTGCGGTCATAAAGTTTGGAGATTTGCTTGCCAACAAACTTAAACCTAAAGTTAACAGATCGTCATTGCTAAAGCCCTTGCGTTCTTTGGCAGGGGTAGCTTCTTCAGCGGCTTTGACAATGTCATTACTCGTCATCGGCGCTTGGTTAGCTTCCCGCATACGCTCAAGTTCAGCGTCGTCAATACCTTTAAACGGAATTTTTCCAGCCGCTGTATTAGCCGCAGGCGCGGCACTATCAGGAGGCAACACTGTATTTGCAAGCGATTCCACACGGCCTGCAGCTTGGGTTTTTCCGCCTGTTTGCGCTAGACGTTGAGCCGTGGCCACATCTTGTCCTTCTCGTAACAGCGAGGCTTCCGCAATCTGCGATGCTTTGCTTGGAACTTGGCTAGCGCGGTTGGCTTCTATCATCTTGCGCAAGTACTCTTGTTCTTCCAGCGTAGCGCCAGCAGCTTGCGCTTCTTTAGTGGCTTGTTGAGTAGCTTCTAACGCTTTCAAACCGCTAGTGTCTTTTTGCAATGCCGCAATATCGGCTTTAGACATGCTTCCGGGAGGGCCTTTTAAAAGACCTAGTTTTTCGGCAACCTTTTCGCCCAAAGCAGCAATGCCAGACGACCCCGCTTTAGTTGAACCCACTACAGGCGCCAAAGGCGTGGGGGCATTTAACGTAGTACCAATCTGGCGCTGAGCTTCAAGAGGTATGCCCATCCTGTCAGCTATCCGACCAAAGAACGAGTTAGTTTGATCGTAGTTAGACGCAGGCGCTTGTACAGACTGGCCGGGGATCTGTGCAGCCGAGCTAGTGTCGGCAGGAACCGCAGCAGGTTTGGCGGGTAGTGTGCCAGCTTCCGCAGAAGGAATGACAGACGTAGCCAAATCTGCCACACGGTCTTTCCAACCTTTAGCGTAAGGGGCAAACTTCTCTGGGTTGTCTTTGACCAAGTTATTGTAGTGCTGTTGGCGCAAGTTAAGCATTGCAGAGGGGTCGCCTTTGGACTGCGCAATAAGTTGGCTTGCTTTGCTGACGCCCATGTTGACCGCAGTATCAAATGCAATTGTAGCTAGCGCTGGATCTTTTGCAGCCAAAGCATCGCCGCCAATAGCGTCCCAATAACGTTTCTTGTAAAGCTCCCGCGCTTTTTCTTTAGTTAGATTTTTAACATCAACATCAGGGTTAGCGGACTTATTGATACCAAAGTTAGACTCACCTTTGCCTGCGTCGTCCTTAACGTAGCCGCCTTCGTACTTCAATGTTTTCTGAAGAGCCGCCTCAAACGCCGCATTAACAGCGCCTGTATTTTTAAATCCAGGCATGTAGCCAGCCATACCGCCACCAGCCATACGCACTACTGGCTCGCTTTGCTGGGCAAAGTTAAACATGCCGCCCATACCACCTGTGGCCATGCCTTCTTCGTCGTCTTCGTAACCAGCAATACCGCCGTCAGCCATACGTTGCATATTAGGTGTGGGGATCTGGGCTATGCCTTGATCTTCTGGAAGTTGTGTTTGCGCAGGTGCTGGCGCTGGTGCGGGGGTCATTGCTGCAATGTTTTGGTCTACAACAGTAGGCATAGGGCCGCCTGCCTGCATCGCTTTAGATCGCTCGGCCGCTTTTACAATGTTGTTGACATGTACTGCAGTTGCAACAACTGCGGGGTCGTTTCTGTGCTGTGCGGCATAGGCTTGCCGTCCTCGGGCATCCATGCCCGCCAGCATAGTAGTCAAAGCATCAATGCGTTCACGGCTGTAAGGGTTTTGTGTTTGAAGCATGTTTACCTCTTATGCCATGTTATAGATAGCCAAGTCTGCCAGACCAGCAGGACGCTCGTCAACCGAGCCACCTTCAGCAAACACACCCAAGGCTTTACCTGTAATACCTAAACCAGCCGCTTGTTGAATCATTGATGGGGGTTGTGCGTACATGGTCTGAGACTGTTGAGTCAAAGGCAAACCACGAATCATGTCAGACATAAAGCCCAGTTGCTTGTACGGGTAGTTCTGATAGTTCAGGAAGTCTTGGTACTCGGTGTTTAGCTGGTTCTGTATTTGGCCTTGCTGCTGTGTACCAAACTTATTCTGAACGTCCAAGAGGCCAAGGTTCTGTCCGTACTGTGTTTGACCAATATCAGCCAAAGACTTAGCGCCTGTCATGGCTGTTTGTAAACCTTGAAGTCCAAGACCTGCGCCAAACTGTTGTTGCTGTGCGTTTAGTTGTTGTCCAGCCAAGTTCTGCGCTTGGGATTGGTTGAACTGCCCCATGGCTTGTGTATACGCGTCTTGCAGACCCTTGGCTTGGATGTCGCCCTTTTGACGCATTAAAGAAGCGTTGAGTTGGTTATTGGCAAGAAGATTGCCGCTACCGCCAAAAGCACCGGAACGAGCAGCTTGGGCATTTTGCATTTGACGGGAAATCTCCCCCTGCCGCTGTGCGTCTGCCTGCTGGCGCTCCACTACATTTTGCGTGTAGGGATTCATGTACGCTTGAACGTTATTACCCGTAAACTGTTGTGCTTGGTATGGGTTGAACGTGTACTGCGTATTGAGTGCGCCCAAGCCTGCCAAACCCGCCATAGCTGTGGCATCACCCAACTGAGGGGCGGTCTGCATGAGCCCTGCGTTCTCAAAGGACTGTTGTTGCAGAGGAGTAAACTGTGCCTGACGATCCCGCATGTACTGCATGTATGGGGTTTCGTCGACGTCCGTTAACAGTTCCGCTTTACCTAGCAAGGTTTCTGCAAAAGGCGCTATGACAGGCGCAAAACCTGTTTGGTACTCTTGTATTGACGTTGGTGTTGGTGCTGTTGCCATGATCTATTCCTTACGCGGGAAGATATTTATCAGCGCGGCTGTTGGCCGCTACTTTGTTTTTGCCTGTGGTCTTACCTCGTGCGCGTTGCACACGATCCATCATGGCATAGAGCTTCTTAGCGCCTGCATCCGTAGAGCCGTTGCCCAACTCAGACACGATGCGTGCAGGCACTACAAACTCACCATCGGCAAGCCGTGCGGGTTGCTGTTTAGCGCCAATGGTTGCAGGGATGCTGTCAGACACGCCATCACCGGGGCCTTTGAGCAAACGACCACCATCAGAGTAAGAACCTAAAGAGCCGAGACCGCCACCCATGGCGTAGCCACGAGGCATTAAACCGCCATTTTTAGCAACGGTATTACCCGCGTCGCTGTTAGCAGGGGATGTGGAATCAGCGTCAGGGCCCGGGGGAGCAGGGCCGTCCCCGCCACCGCCTGTATTAACTGCATTAGCCGCATTAGCCAAAGCAGCAGCGGTTAAATAGCCTTCGTAATCGCCAGTAAACGCACGACCGCCTGCTTTGCCGTACATCAAATAGTGCTCGTAACCAGACGTAAAGCGTGTAGGCTCACCTGTCACGGACTTGCCTGTTTTCAACTCGGCTGCAACATCAGGATTGGCCGCAAGGTACTCGGCTTCATTAAAGTAAGATTGTGGGTTACCGGGGACTCCGACAACTGTCTTTGCGGTGGTTGTTGTTTTAGCCCTTGGAACCGCTTTCTTACCCAACACAGCCTCGTCGTACCGCGCCATCACAGGTCTATTTCTTGTCTCTGCTTTACGTTGCGTTAGATTTTTGCCCTTACCCATAAGGTAGTTGTATGCGTCCAACGAGTCATCCGTTAGCTTGTTATACATAGCGTTGTGTTCAGCCGCAGTTTTAGGTACGGGGGCTGTGTAACCCAAGCTGCCGCCACCAGCGGTGTATGCGTCTTTGACATCGTCCATGCCCGAGAAGCCGCCATATGGACGACCGGGGATGTTAGGCACAACTGTGCGTGTGCCATCGGGGTTTGTAATGATGTCGCCGGGTGTTGATGTCAGCGGGTCACCAGTGTTGTTGCCGTAGTTGCCATACGCGCCGTTGTCATAGACCGTTGCACCGGGGAGTTGTGTGCCATCGGGGACTACACTTGTGAATACGGTAGGCGTAACTACAGTAGGCGTAACTACATCAGGAACGCAAGACTTACCATCTGGGCTTAGTTTTGTTCCGGGGCCACAGGTAACAGTACCTACAATTGTTTCAGGAACGCAAGACTTACCGTCTGGGCTAAGTTTAAATCCGGCACCACAAGTTACGGTGGCAGCTTTGGCTTTAAACAAATTAGCAAAGTCTGAACCTGTTGCGCCTTTAATATCCGCTAGGTTAATTCCAAGCCGCTCCATCTCTGCAAGCGACATGTTTTGTGCTTGTTCTACCGTCAGTTTTCCTGCATTGATTTGATCTTGCAATCTGTCTGCGGCGTAGTCAATATTGGCATACAAACCTTCTAAGCCGCCTTTGTCACCGGGGGCATCACCTGCTTTGTAGCCGTAAGCATTGTAGAAATCTTGCGCTGCTTTGGGGGCAGTAGCAATTCCGGCAGTGTCGTCCAACTTATGTGTAAGCGCATATTGCGATGCTGCCGACAATCCTGATTTTGACAAGGCATCAGCCAAGTTTTGATCTTGTAAACCCACACTCTTAGTTGCAGTCAAGAATTCAGAAGCGTCTGTTGTAGGCGTAGCCACCGCTTGAACAAAACGAGTGTTGTACTCATTCTCACGTCCTACTGTGCCAGTAGCGCGAGCAATTTGATCTGTCCCAACTTTAAACTGTTGCATTGCGTCTGCAATTTGTTGGTCAGTCGCGCCTTTATTTGTAAGGAACCAGTCTTTGACTTGCTGGTCTGTAAATCCGCCGTTAGCCAAAGCCACAATACCGCCCGATGCCATAGGAGTTGGTTGTTGCTGTTGTGGGGGCTGGTTTAAAGAACCCACGCCAAGTTGATAGGGGTTTGGGTTCTGTTGCCTAAACAGATCACGCTGGCCTTGGAATGTTTTGTTTCCAAACTCACTGGCTTTGACGGGCGTCATGGCTCGCATGCCGTACAAGGGGTCGGGCCTGCCTGTTTCTGGGTTGATGTTGTAATCAAACTGCCGAATGTAGCCAGTGTTTTTTGGGTCAGGCAACTTTGTGGTTGTGGGAACCATCATGCCTGCGGCAATTGGTGCGGCAGCGTAGGCAAGATTGCCAAGATTTTGTTTTGCAAACGCCATAGGGTTTGCTTTTGCTGCGTCAAATCCAGCAGACATTAAGTTTGACGAAGTGGTTTTACCAACAGCCTCATTAAAACCTTGGGAGATAGCGGCATCGTCAATTGCACGAGCTCTAAGCGCTTCAGACAAACCTTGTTGCGTGGCTTCCGCTCCGGCAGTAGCTCCGGCAGAAGATGCCAGACTTGCAGAACCCGCATTCATTAAGCTATCGCCCAGACCCGCCCCACCATACGCACCCAATCCGGCCATAAGGCCGCGAGACAAACTGCCGGTAGCCAATGTCGTAATACCACCCGTAGTAAGCCCGGCCATCATAGATGACATACCAAAACCAGCAGGGCCAAGGAACGCGCCAAGGGCGATAGGAGCAACCATCTTGAACAAGTCCGACAGCATGCCAGCTTCGGGTAAACCCGTAGTAGGATTGATGGTCAACGAACGACCATTTGCTTGGGCAAATTGCTGTAGGCGCTGGACTTCGTCCGGCGTCATGTGTACAAGTAAAGAGTCTTCACCGCGGCCTTGCGATGCTACTTGTTCGGCAAACTTATGCAGGCTCATTTTTGCCTCTCAAAATGGGGGTTGTTTGATAATATCATGTTGACGTCTTTATGCGAAGCATTTGGCTACCATCTTGTACACCGTCTTGTGTATCTCTATAAACATCACCCAATCGCAAGCTAGCAAAGTCCGCTTCGGTTGGCAACGTGGCAAGATTCAGATTCAACGTTGTGCCGCCCATATCACCGGGATTGTTTAACTGATTAAAGTACAGACGCAAGACGTTGCTTAACTGGCTAAAGTAGCGGCTATCGTACTCTTTTGGAGCTAGTGGTAAGCTAGGTGGGATTGCGTTTAGTTCAGCCATTAGCGCCTGCCGTCCGGTCTGATGTCAATACGGGGTGCGCCCAGTTGCCACTGTGTATTGATCTGGTTTGAGCCAATCTTAAAAATCATCTGGCGACCGCGCATGCGTGTAAATATTTGGCCTGTAAACTCTTCGGTAATTACGTACGTACTACCCTTTATAACCGTGCCGTTAGCAGTGCTTGTTGTTCCAGAACCTGAATTAGCCAGACCATACAGCGTCATGGTTACCTGCGGGGCAACGGCGGTTGGGGTATTTGTAGACGCACCAAAAGTTAAGTCAGGTAAGACGCGCCACACAAAACCAAAGTTGTGACCATCACCAATGTCAAACTCAGACGAGCTAATGTAAGCATCAATTGCAACAGCGGTGCCGTTCGTATTGTCATTTAAGCCCGTCTCGTGGTTAATTAAGTTACCTGTGTATAAACTGCTGTTGTACTTGGCAGCAATAGGAACAGTCTGCAAACCAGAGTCAAGCCAAGCCGTGCGCTCCATCGTGCCGTAGTACCATATTTTTTCCGCGTAATTGTAAATAACGTACCTGTTTACTGTTGTGCTACTCGCAGAGCAGTAAAACCACCAGACCTCATTGAAGCCCTCGCTTGTGCCAGAGAATACTTGCAGTGCCTGCTGTTGGTTAATGTCACCAAACACAAAACGACGCAGGTCGCAGTTTAAAGTATTTACGCGGCCATCGTAGACGTAGAACTTGTCCACGCCCATCCAGTACACAATACCCGAAGCAATAATTGCCGCGTTAGTACTCATAATTGAGATATTGTCGCCAAGAAGCTGCGGTGCCCACACGTACGGGGGGCCGAGGTACTGAAGTGAGTATATGGCCGAGTCGGTGAATACTACAATCTCTTGACGGGTCTGCACTGTAGTAACAATCTCGGATCCGTGAGAGATGCGTATAAACCCCGCTTGATTTGTGGGGTCGGGCGTCCAGTTGTAGATGTCGTCTTGCGATGACCAGCGAATCAACATGGGGTCAAGCGTAGCCGAGCCGTAGTCGTTGCAGCCAAACGTAATTACAAAACGAGATGTGTCAGACACGGTAAATGTGTTAACTACTGTTGGGACATCCATAATTAAAGAAACATATACCCCTGTGCCTGTAGAAGATGTATTGACCGCTGCACCTGCGCTGTCCAAAAGCTTAAACGTCAAACCGTTTACTTCAAACACATAGTACGTAGTTGCCGCAGATATGCCAGTAGGCAGAGATGTAGTAGCAGCAAATTGAAGCGCCGCACCTTCTGTAAAAAGAATGTTAGACGTTGAAGTAACAACTGTGGGAGAGGCGCTTGTAAATGTTACGTTGCCGCCAAGTGAGTTAAGCAGTACTCCTCTGGTTGTTAACGTGGGTGCTTCCCAGTAATACAAACCACCGCCTCGGGGGTTAAAAACTAAATTTTCGCCGTAATTAACTTGATTCCACAAACGCAAGGAAGACAAACTTGCTGCACCAACACCCCATGCACCTAAACCCCATCCACCTGCACCCCATCCAACCAAAGGAACTTGATTTGCTGGGCCAACATTAATTTGATATGCCGCTACGACAGAAGCACCGCCGCCCGCAGCAGTAGCATCTGTTGCATTGGCAGTGGCCGTGGCTATAAACGTGTAGGTGTTTATGGTAAGAACTGTAATTTGATACTCAGCGTTTAACACCGCAGCGGTGATGTTGCCACCTAGTCCCGTAGCTCCAGAAAACGTAACAAAATCTCCCGTAACCGCGCCATGACTTGTGTCTGTTACCGTTATGGTAGCGGAACCGTCTGTAGCTACAAAGGGGTTGTTATTAATTGTGCTAGATGCCCGGATGGGCGTAATGTCATAGTAAAGGCCACCGTTTTCTAAGTAAAACTTAAGATTTGTGCCAACACCAACGATGTTTCTGCCATCAAGCAAAACCCAGTTCCATAATGAACGGCATGCGCCTTGGTACGTAGCCGCAGAGTAAGGCTCCCACCCACCAACAACTTCGGGATTACCCTGACGAAAGCGTACCTTGTCGGCTTCGTACCAACCGCCCTCGGTGGTGTAGCGGGTGTTCTCTTTATTAACGCCCGGCTTGAACAGTATCTTCTGTAATGGCATTTTTAGTCCAGCAGTGCGCACTCAGCCGTGCGGCGTTTCAACAGTCCCGGCAACACCTTGCCGCCACCTTTAGTCCAGAGCATTAGTTGTTCTTTTGCGCCTTCCCAATCATTGGCATTGATTTTCCTCTTTAACGTAGATGTTTGCAAGCGGCCTGTGCCCAAATTGTAGGCAAAGTCCACGATGGCGTTGCACCTGCGAACGTCAGTGATTAAGCCGGGGCAGTTACGCAGAACACCGGGCAGGTACGTATGCTCAAGCTCAATCATCAAAAGGGCGTGAGCCTCTTCCTGACTCATTGGTGTATCTTCCAAAGTCACCTTGCGCTTATCTGCGTAGTAGGTAGAGCCATAACCAATCGTGGCTACGTTGGCAGGGCAAAGATACGGCTTGGAGCGAAAGCCCTCAAACCGTTTACACATCTCTGCGGCTAGTGCTAGGTTCATAACCCACGCTTGGCTAAAGTACGATCAAGGAACCAGAAGTTAATTGTTCCGGCCAGCAGTGCTGAGAAGTCAGGTGACATCATTATCTTGAACACTTCTACGGGAGGAGCGCCAGTAATCCATGCGTTCCATGCAAACCATACGTGGATGAAGCTCCACACAAACAGCACCCAGTAAGTTACGACTGGCCTGACGGATGCAGATAAAGATGCAGCCCAACCACCAGCGGCTTTGACCATTGTTGCTTGTTGTTCTATGGCAGACTGAAACGCATCCATAACACCTACGTCAATAGCGGCTTCACGTTGTGCGCCTATCTCAGCCAGCTTCTGCTGACCGCGCAGAGTTTCTAGTTCACACTGGCGTGTAAACATCAATAGTTCGTGCTGGCGCTCATTCTTTTTGTCAAAGAACTTCAACACCTCGGGGGCCATACGGAACAAGCCGCCAAACACTGAGCCTAAAATACCACCACTTAATATGTCTAACATTTTGAATCCTTTTTAGAATCGTCATTCTGCATGAGTTTGATACCAGACAGGAACCCAATCATGCCGCCGATAAGAGTAGAAAAAGCGGGTGAAATCATCTTGAATATCTCGGCATTGTCCACTTCCTTGGCCCAAAGGCCAAGCATAAAGCTGACGACCATAGCCAAAACAGAGATGCACAGGGTGGTACTTACCATCAGCGTGACGTACAGCGTCAGCTTGTCCCTTGTGTCCGGCGATGGCTTCTTGGGTCTGGGTATCGGCTTTCTGGTCATTTCTTTTCCCGTTCAAGTGCATCCTTGTAGCCATGAACAACTTTATTACGCAACCATGTGGAGTCTGCCGTGCCCGCCCACTCTGCTAGGTTGTTCCAGATCACCATGTATTCGGTTGACTTGCAGTAAGGCGCATTCTTGTCGAGCCACGCCATCATTTCTCTGTGCCGTATGGTCGGGTCGTGGACTGTGTAAGCAATCCCATAGAACTCGCGCACATGGCATCCGCTCTTGGCTACGGCTCCAACTAGCCCCAACAGCAGTAACAGTATGAGCCAGCGCATTCATTTTAAGATGCCGCAACCTCAACCCAAGAAGTTGTAGCTTCATCCCAGTCGTAAGTTTTTTCGTCTGTGGGGTATGGTATTGGCGCACCCCAACGACACGTAGTTTCGTTTAACACCCAGCTTGCGTAAGGCTTGGGCGAAATAAAGGCATCACGGCCAGCGTCAAAGGTGTAGCCAATGCCAGCGTAGTTCTTACGCATATTTCCGTTATAACTAGTTTGCTTCCAATTAGAATAACCACCAGACCATGAAATCAAAAATTGAATGCCTTTTGCTTCGGATTCTTGTCCGTTCTCATCAAGAAGTTCATTGTTATGTACCACAATAACTTGTAGTACAAAGTTGTCGTCATCAAGTTGTGCAAAGTGAGCCATGTGCCATCCTTAAAAAGTAATTGAACCGCTGCTAGTCCAGCTATAAATACGATAACCACCAGTAACGGTAATTGTTGGAGCACCTGTTGTACTTATCGCGGCATCATACCCGTCTACGTACCGAATAAGTACAATACCAGAAGCCCCAGCAGCACCGTCTGTAGCGCCTTGACCGCCTCCGCCTCCACCGCCTCCAGTATTTGCTGTGCCGGGACTTCCATTATTGCCAGAAGTTCCTGCATTACCGCCGCCGCCAGCACCTCCAGCACCAGCGGAACTTAAACCACCTGCACCGCCACCACCTGCGTATGCTGTTCCATTAAATGCAGTTGAGCCAGCACCGCCAGCACCGCCATTATTGCCAACACCAGCTACACCAACAGCACTTGCTCCACCACCGCCTCCCGATGAATCGCCCGATGATGGAGATGCGCCGCCATCATTTCCTTGTCCTGCTGTACCAGTGCCCCCTGCTCGCAAGCCCCCTCCGCCGCCGCCGCCGCCTCCAGAACCGCCTGTCAGTCCGGCAGCGCGAGTTCCTCCGCCGCCACCGGCTGTAGAAGTAATGGTGCTAAACACAGAATTACTACCACTAGTGCCAGTATTACCACCGCCTCCATTACCCCCACCACCAACAGTAACCGTGATGGGCGTTCCTGATGCAACCGCAAAACCCGTGGCAGTTCTATAACCTCCCGCACCGCCGCCGCCGCCTCCGCCGCCTCCGGCTGTTCCACCACCACCGCCACCACCGCCAGCAACTACTACATATTCAACAGTAGGTGTTTTTCCGGAAGCAAATGAGCGTTGGTTTTGAAAAACCGCTTGTAGTGCGCCACTCATGTCAAACCACTCCCAGAGATGAGCCAATTTGTCGAGGTTATTTTAATAGCTGTTGCAGAACCATATTGAGCAAGACTTCGTGAGCCTGTAGTTCCAGAAGGAGACAAATACATTGTGTCTGTCGTTATAGCAATTGTTACCACTTGGCTTGTCATATTTATAAATGTGATTGCCGTCCCAATTGCGTAAGCCACAGAACTGTTTGCGGGAATAGTAAATGTCCTTGCATTGGCATCAGCCGCAGGATGAAGAATTGTTTTGCCCGAATCTGCCAAGACCAATGTGTAAGCCGCACTCTGACTATTAACAGGAATATTTCTAAAGCCTACTGCGTCAGTGCCGTCAACTGTGCAAGATGATAATACGCCACTTGCTGGCGTACCTAATGCGGGAGTTGTTAGCGTAGGCGAGGTCAGCGTTTTATTTGTTAGTGTATTTGTGCTTGTTGCCGTGACAACATTGCTAGGGGTGATGATTGCTGATAGTGCTACTGTAGCCATAATTTATCCTCAAAATGTAATTGAACCTGAACCAGTCCATCTATAGTTGCGAAAGCCGCCTGAAACTGTAATTGTTGGAGAACCCGTAGTTGATGTTGCGGCCAGAAAAGTGTCTGCATAGCGAAGAATTACGACTCCAGAACCACCACTTCCGCCTTCAACCCCAGTGTCATTACCGCCAGCACCGCCACCGCCTGTTCCAGCATCGCCGGGATCACTGCGCGTCCCACCACCTCCACCGCCTGTTCCTCCAGCGCCAGTATCATAGTTGTCACGACCAGCACCCGCGCCCCCGCCAGCATAGAAAGTACCATTTGAATATTGCTTACCAGCACCGCCAGCACCAGTTATGTTGCCCGGCGGATTTGGAAGACCGCCAGTACCGCCGACTGCACCAGCACCGCCGCCGCCGCCACCATAGTCGCCACTATTAGCGCCGCCATTATTACCAAAACCATAAGTTCCAGAAGCGCCAGCTTGAGAGGGCTGAGTACCAGTACCGGCAGAGCCGCCACCGGGGGAGCCGCCACCAGAACCGCCAGAGTTTGAAGTGCCAGAAATAAACCCGCCGCCTCCACCAACTGCGGTTATTGATGAAAATGTAGAGTTAGTTCCATTACCGCCATTACTACCAGTGCCACCGCCACCGCCACCCACTGCGATACTGTAAGGAGTGCCAGCGACAACAGCAAAATTTGTTTGGTTAAAATAGCCACCAGCACCACCACCGCCGCCATGACGTTCCGCGCCTGCACCTCCGCCAGCAACAACTAGCAAATCAATTGTAGGCGTGACTCCACCACCAAATGAGCCGCCAGCCAAATTAAGCATAATTCCACTCATGCTAAATTACCCGTGACTACAGCAACTGTGGCAGTAATAAACAGGATAGTAGCTACACCTCGTGTAGCCACGCTAAAAGAAGCAATATCTGAATCTGTGCCCCCCTTATAAACTGTTGTTACAGCAGAACAAGTGCAAGAAATAGACGCTGCGGTGTTGTTAAAAATACTGATTGCATCACCCGTTGTAAATACAGATGCTGGAACAACAACGGTGCCTCCAGTACCCAGTTCAATAAACTTGCCAACATCACCAGCTACCAATGTATAACTTGCCGTTTTAATTCCAGACAACGGAATGTTTTGATAGCCAACTTTGTTTGTGCCGTCAACTGTGCAAGCAGATAGTGTTCCACTTGATGGCGTTCCAAGTACAGGGGTTGTCAGCGTTGGGCTTGTTAATGTTTTATTGGTAAGCGTCTGGGTTGCTGTTACACCTACTACGTCAGTTAACGTGTTACTTCCGTAAGCAATGGTTTTATTGGTAAGCGTCTGTGTGCCAGCTAGTGTAACCACTGTCCCGCTATTACCACCAATTTGTGCAGAAACATTCCATCCATAAGTTGCGCCTGTGTAAACAAGCGTAACAGTTATACCCGTAATATCACAAACCAATGTGTCGCCAGCCGTATTATTAGCAATCTTAATCAACGCCGTAGGGTTAATCGTTAAATTGTTTGTACCCCACTGACTAAATGAGTCAACGACAACAATAATGTTACCTACTGATGGACTTGTAGGCAAAGTAACTGTAAAAGCACCGCCCGTTGTGTTGGTTAGAACACCATCATTGTTTGCGGCTGTGTAGTTTGCTGTTTTGACTGGCGTATAAGAAATGCCGCCACCTGCCGGAACAGAACTTGCCCAAGTCGTTCCATTGCTTGTCAGCACATTGCCAGCAGTACTAGGAGCTACAAACAAAGGTGCTGATGTACCGTTGCCTAGTATGACGTTGTTTGCTGTAAGAGTTGCTAGGCTCGTACCGCCGTTGGCGACAGGCAATGTCCCAGTGACACCTGTAGTCAACGGTAGACCCGTTAAGTTTGTTGCAACCCCTGATGTAGGTGTACCAAGTAAAGGTGCTATCAATGTCGGAGTGTTTGCAAAGACATTAGCACCACTACCAGTTTCATCGGTTAAGGCTGCCGCTAGGTTTGCACTTGATGGAGTCGCCAGAAAAGTTGCTACGTTTGTTCCCAAGCCTGATACACCTGTGCTGATTGGTAAGCCTGTAGCATTCGTTAAAGTGCCGCTTGTGGGTGTTCCAAGGATAGGGGTGACTAAGGTTGGGCTAGTTGACAAAACATTGTTGCCAGAGCCTGTGCTTGTTGTTACGCCTGTACCGCCAGAAAGTACGGGTAAAGCGGAACCTAAAGTTAAAGAAGTAAAGTAGGAAGCACCATCAACAACGTTTGTGCCATCGTTGTAAACCAGCGTTGCCTTACCCGCAGGAACAGATATGCCTGTACCTGTAGTGTTCCTAACTGTCTTGGCTCCAGTGCCTGTATTATTGATAAGGTAAAACTTCTCAATCTGGCAACCAGAACCCAGTATCAAGTTACGTACAGAACCAATGCCAGTAGAACTTTCTGTGATGTTTAAACGCAGGTTTCTAGCTGCTTGAGTTGTAGCCGAGTCAGTGAGGGTAACCGTGACGTCTGCATCAGTTGCAAAGTTTACCGTGGCAGAGCCTGTAATAGCTTCACCTAAAATTGCATCGCCCAGATTGACGTTGGTAACCGTTCCCCATGAGCCCGAGTTATCCCCCGTCCCTTGCAACTCTACTTTAAGTGCTGACCATGTTGATGCCATTTTTAACTCCTAGTTCGTTGAAACATCAGCCCAAGCCGCTGTTTGTGTATTACCGATATTCTGCCAGTTTGCGGTCTGTGTGTCATCTATTACACTCCAAGCAATTGCCTGTGCAATTGAGCCAACCGATCCAGTTGCTGAAACTCCTGACAACGATACCGCAATATTAAGAGAGCCTACTGAACCTGTAGCACTAACACCAGACAACGCAACTAAAGACGTAAATGTAACCGTTCCAACACTGCCAGTTGCACTAACGCCCGTAAGCGCTACACCAACACCTACACTGCCTACCGTACCTGTAGCTTGAACACCCGACAACAGTTGCCCAACACCAAGCGATTCAACCGCGCCGGTACCCGCTACACCTGTGAGATCAACACTTTTTACACCTTCAACCAACCCCACTTCGCCTGTACCCGCTACGCCGGAAAGTTGTATACCTACCCCAACCGACCCAACTTCGCCTGTACCCGCTACACCGGATAGGACAACACTTTCTACAACTTCTTCAGTGCCTACCTGACCCGTAGCAGATACACCTGTAAGAGCAACGCTTTCCTCAACTCCCACCGATCCAACAAAACCTGTACCCGCTACGCCGGAAAGTTGTAACCCGGTTCCAACGGTTCCTACCGATCCTGTACCAGATACCCCAGAAAGCTGTCTACCTACTCCAACGGAACCTACCGCCCCAGTAGCAGATACCCCTGACAACGATGTTTCAATATTTAGTGTACCAACTGAGCCTGTACCAGACACCCCAGATATTGCGGCTGATGCACTATAAATAACCGATCCAACTTGGCCTGTACTTGCCACGCCTGTAAGAGCAACGTTTTCCGCAACCCCAACCGACCCAACAGAACCTGTACCGGCTACACCGGTTAGCGCAACACTTTCCTCAACTCCTACTGATCCAACAGAACCCGTACCTGATACACCCGTAAGAGCAACACTTTCTGCAACTCCCACTGATCCAACTTGGCCTGTACCTGCCACGCCTGTAAGAGCAACACTTTCTGCAACCCCAACCGATCCAACTGAGCCAGTAGCAGCTACTCCAGTAAGAGCAACACTTTCTGCAACTCCTTCACTGCCCACCTGACCCGTAGCAGATACCCCTGTAAGAGCAACACTTTCTGCAACTCCTACTGACCCGACTGAGCCAGTACCTGCTACGCCAGTAAGAGCTACACTTTCTGCAACTCTAACTGTCCCGACAGAACCTGTACCTGCTACTCCGGTTAGCGCAATTGAAATTACTAAAGCAACTGTCCCAACAGCGCCCGTGGCTGATACACCTGTGAGCGCATTTTGACTACCGCCCCAAGTATTACTACCCCAAGTGCCTGCGCCCCATGCTGTGGACATGACTTATCAATTACGCAATTCGCAGCAATCCGGTCGTTGCATCATTAGTTGGCATAGTCAGTGAAAACGTACCAGCAGCAACTGTTTGAGCCGTGAACGTGTAAACAGCCACAGATTTTTTGCCTGAGTTTGTGTCGTTATACAAAAGCATTGCATCAAACGAAGTAGACAGTGTAACTGTTGTGTATGTGATACTTGCAGAAGGCGTTAAGAACGATGTTGTTCCAGAACTGCTTGGTGCGGTACCAAACGTAACAGTTACACCACCAGCGGTATAACCTGTTCCAGATACTTCAGTTACTGCACCCGTGTACGACGTTGTTGAAGCACCCAAAGAGCTTGCCGCCGTGTACAAAGCCGCCTTAAACGTATCAGCAGTTGATGCTGTGTGCGCAGGGACGCCCGTACCGTTAAACGCATGAACTGCATTAAATAAGTCGACCTTGAATGAAGTGGTCATTGCTTGTGTATTTGCCATGATTTTTCCTTAAAATTCAGCGGTTTCGCCAAAACTAACAACTGCACGTTTTAGTTGAACGTGCGCCGAACGGTGAACTAATTCACCCTCTAACCAATACTCCACCCATGTGGTAGTTTCGTTATCATTATCAATGGTTCCTTCACGCTTTTCAAGCAATGATTCGTCCATTTCGCCTTTGGTCGTAGTAATCAATTTGAACTCCTGATAAGAGCCGCCGTAGCGGTGTTTGCGGGCATGGTGATTGTAAACGTGGTTGTCGATGTTTTGTCAGACCCAAAGTCCAAAACAGCTATGGATGGATTACCGGCAACGGTATCGTTATAGATTAACGCGCATCTAGCCGTGATTGCCCCAGTCCACGAGATATTTGGAAAGCTTACGAAAGCTGTGTATCCAGAAGATGATACCGTAATAGGCGTTAGTATTGCCCCGCCATTAACGTAAGTGCCTGTATTAGCTACTTCGTTCGTAGCTGAATACGCCGTTGTGTCTTCGTTTAAATTAGCAGAAGCTGTGTACAGGGCAATCTTAATCACGTCAGTTGTCAAGTCATGTATGCCTTGATAAAGCTCTGCTTTGAAACTTGTGGTCTGGGTCTGGATGATTGACATGTCAAGTTACCTTCTGACGGAACTGCCCAGAACGGTAAGCATCTTGACGCTCCATACCATCACCCAAACGCTTGGCCAACGCAAGAGCTTCCATGAACTTCTGGTTGTACAGAGTCATCATATCTTGTTCGCCCTTCATGTAGGTGTAAGCCTCAACCAAAGATGCGTACAAAAGCACGGGGTCAAAGTTATCACCCAGCCACGAAGTATAGGGAGAAACAGTAATGCTTGGTGGGTAAAAGAAATAATGAAGCTCAGCACTGTATCCCGCGTCGGGTGTTGGGCCAAGAATAAAAGTTAACTCTGCCGCGTTATCCGAACGCGGGCCAAACAGCGCATAGTACTTAGGAATTCCTGTGTCTGTGGGCTGTGGGTACGCCTGCCGGATAAAGTTAACGTCTTTGTTTAACAAGTACTCGTACTCACCACTGGCGTTAATAACCGCCAATGAATACACCGCCAAAAAGTCCGTGGGGCACTGTAAGTACTTGTTGTTTGTAGTCATCACCCCTGTCACGTTACTGCGCAAAGACGGAAACTGTACCGAGTTGAATATACGCTCTTCAGCTTGCTGAACGAACACGGGGATATTAGTCACGAAATCTGCTTCCGTGTTCTCCGTGTACGCTTGGATCGCGTTGCTGAGTTCAGTGTAATTCATACTTTACGCCATTGGCCCACGAGCAATCGTGCCTTTGGTCGCCGCGCCGTTACCACGGGTGACGATACCGGATGTCTTAGTAGTTTCGTTACCAGCAGCTTTGCTGATGTTACCAACGCTCATATTAACGGTGTCGGCTTTACTGCGATTGACGCCAGAACCGGGGTTTGTAGACGCAACAACAGGCGCGCCACTCATGGTGTGTGGCTTAGCGTACGCCGAAGCGGGTAAATTGTTAACCTTGGCCATGTTATTTCCCCTGATTCTTAACTTTGGCCATACCGCGACCATACTGCATCATCATCTCATTGGTCTTACCGCCCTTGGCAAGCTTTGTAGGCGCTTTGCCCGGGTGCATATTCTTCTCGTGCTTACCGATGGCGGACTTCACCATCTTCTTGTCTTGTGTCATGTCTTTCATAACTAACTCCTAAGTAACTGTTACTGTAACTGTACCAACATTTGTTGTTGCCACCAAGTAATTCTGTGTCAAAGCAACATCAAAATTACTGGCTCCGCCCACAGGGTTCCAACCCCACTGAATATCCCGCGAACCGCCAGTCAAACTGCCACTAGCGTTAACGCCTGCCGTAACGTACGTTGTGTCCTTGCGGGGATCACGCACTGCCTGTGGATCATCCACTGGGTACATACCCAACTGCAACTGCGGCTGATCTGGATCCCAACACACTGGGCACACCATCAAATTGTAAAGCTTTGTCTTGATGACTTCTTTTTTCAAAGCCGTCAATTTAAACTGTTGGCCGCACCTATCGCACATGGCGATACTGTTCTTACCGGATGCAAAGCGATTGCCCATTTACGCACCCGTTAGTTTATGTACATCTGACGTGGAACAAAACGAACCGAAGCCTTCTCACGATCTTCATCAGAAGCCAACTGCCAAGCTTCATCGTACTGTTGTTTCAAGACAGGTAGGCGCTCAGCGCCATTCTCAATCTTAAGAGCCAAGTAATAAGCTAAACCTGCCACCATACAGGGCAGGAAGCGGAAAGGTACGTCCATCGTGCGTACACCCCCGCCAGCATCATCAATACGGCGCATGCGCCAGTACACAAACTGGTATGTTGCACTACTGTCTGGGGTTGGCCAGAGGGTCACAGAGGGCAGATTCTGCGTGAATACAGACACGCCTGTTAAGTGCGTTGCAGCAGTCGTGCCGTTTTGCCCACGGAAGCAGTTATTAAGCACATTGCCAGAGATGTAGCCATATTGGATAGTCTCAGACTCAATCAACAAGAACCCTGTAGCTGGGAGTCCCGCCGCCGAAGTTAATGTGATTGTTGTATCTGTGGCCGTAATACCGCCGTTAAGCGTGGTGCCAATAGAAGAAGTCTGGCCATCCAAACGCTGATACCACACCTGAATAGGACGGGCTTGTTGCAGTTTGTTGGGGATCGTGGCGTAAGTAGAAACACTGATACGCGTGATGGTCAGGTCAGACTGCGTGGATGCGCTACCCGCACCTGTGCGAATCACATGCTCAAGTAGATCCACTGTATCTACGGGTAGTGCGTAGTTGTTCAGACCCGGAGTCAGGTTAATTGTCCCCTGCTCAAACGTCCACATGTTGACACCGCGGTTTGCCCAGTCAGCAAACATCAAATTCAATGAACGGCGGGCTGTACGTAAGTCGTAACCCGTACGCAACTCCGAACCGGCGCGTTCAAACGCTTCCTCAACCAACTCAGTGAGGTCAAGGTTAAACGCTGTGGTTCCTGAAGTGGTCATCTAAATCCTGCCGTTTTCTTTGCAATCGTTTTGGGCTGTGCTACGAATTGTTTACCGGCGGCTTTTCCGGCTCGCTTGGCTTTGGTCGTCGCAGCGTACTCACTAGCGCTGAGACTTTTGATCGCAGCTTTTGGAAGGTATCGTTCACCAGTGTCAGAAGATTTTTTACCACTTTTAGTTGTCCAATCTTGTTTGCCCCAGTTTTTCAGGGATTGTTGTGGGGCTTTAATCACGATACCCGCCACCTGCGGCTTTGTACCGTTTAGCCATGACCTGCGCTTTACGTGCTGACCACTGACCTGCGCCAGTACCAACAATTGCGGCAGCTTTTACGCTGTTAAAAATCCGTTTACGTAAACCGGGCTTGGTGTAGTTACCAGCTTCGTTCACCTTGGATTTTACTTTTCCACCCTCTTTGTACTGGGTAAAGTCAGTGTCGTCCCGCCGGGCTTTCTTCTTACCCTTGGGCATTTTAGAGGGGGAGATGTCCCCCATACCGCGACTGGCCATCATACTATCAACACATCTTTCCGCGGGTCTTGCCTTTAGTGGCAATACCGTCTGCACGTTTAGAAGCAGTCATACCACCGTTTTTCATGCCCATAGCAGAACGAATGCGCTCGTTAACAGAACGCTTATCGGTTGAACCGCTACCGCTTCTAGCGCTCTCACGGGTTGCCTTTGCACGCTCTGACACGGACATTTTGGTTTTATCCGCTGGGGCTATTTGTGATTCTTCAAACTCACGACGGCCACTTCTAATATTAGCGGGGTCAATAAGTTTAGGCTCAGGCTCGTCAAAACTTCTTCGTACGGCTTTAGGTTTTGTTTTAGGCTTTGTTTTAGGCTCGGCCTTTGTTGTATACGAAGTGCCAGACTCGCCATATTCTTTGGCGTTGGGGTTTTTTAACGCCATGTCTTCGCGTTTATTCGCCTCTTCCATTGCGTCTGTTTCACCGCCTTCGTTGTAACGTCGTTTCATGTCGACTCCTTAGCAGGCTTTGCCGCCCATGTTCATCTTGACCATCTTACCTTTGGTCTTGCCTTTTTCAGCAATACCGTCTTTGCTAGGGGCGGCTGTCTTGACCTTGCCCATTGCCATACCGCCTTTGTTCATGCCCTTACCATCACCGATAAAAGCAGGTTTACCATTTTTCATGGGCATGCCGCCACCGGCCATTTTGGTTGCGCCTTTTTTCTTAGCCATCATTGCCATCATTCCGGGATTCATTTTGGAAGCCATAGTATCACCACCCTTAGAAAATTTGCGGCTTTTGTCCGCTTGGTTAAACTCTTTACCCACGGACTGTGGGACTCCTACTTTCTTAGCAAACGATGGGTTGTTAGCCACCGCAGCCATGAAATTGTGTTGCTTCTTACTCGTCGACGGCATTATCTGCCTTCTTGCGTTTAGTCATTTCACGAACAGTATCAGACTCCCAGATGCGAAGCCCAAGATAAATGATCGTGAACAGAGAAGCCAAAGGCGGAAGCCACGTAGCCATAACACCAACAGTCGTTAAGACTGCCGCGCCGTCTGCAATTGTTTTAGCTGTGTCATGCTGGGTCATACCATCCGCCCTTTTGTCTTGCCTTTTGTAGCGCAGCCATCAGCCGCAGTTACATAGCCGCCATCCTTACAGTTCCACGCCCTCAAAGACTTATTGATCCTTGAATCCGGATCGTTGGCTGTCTTTGCGCTGGTTAGCTTCTTCTTCATGCCTTCCATACGGGCGCAGAAGGAGTCGCGCCGTGAGCCGCCCTCGGGTTGAGGACGCTTCAATCCGGGTTTCCCGGGGTTGGCCGCGTTGTACGAAGCCCGCCCCTTGGCATTCAAGCCACCCTTTTCGGATTTGCCCTCTTTCCTCTGCCATGCTGGACTCTTAGCCATAATAAATCTGCACCGAATCGATGTTGGTCATCAGTGCATAAATGCCGTTGACCGCCAGAACACCTTCGCCCGGAATAAACGGTGCGTTACTAAAAGTATCAGTGCCGTCTATTTCGTAAGTCATCAGCCACCGACCACCGCCACTTACATACGAAGCCGCAGTAGAAGTAATTGTTCCGGTGTTAATGTCTGTTAGCGTAAATGTATCCGCGCCTGTGCGAGTGATAGTGTAATTTCCATCAGTTGCTGATTGACTTGTATTGCTGTCAAAGTGAATACCAACAACAGCGCCTGTAGACAAGCCGTGAGCAGTCTTTGTCACCGTCACAGTTGTACCAGAGCGAGCATAAGTAACACTAGCCGTTACAGGTACAGAAGCGGTATCAAACAACACTACAGTGCCATCCGTGCCAGAACCAAAAAACGAAATGCCTTTAACGCGATTTCGTCCAAGAACAAAAAAACCACTTTGGTTTAAATGCCCTTGCTTAACGTCAGTTTGCATCATAATCAATCTCCTTTAAAAAAGGGGCCGAAGCCCCTTGGGTTGATTAGGAATCTGCAAATGGTGTAGCAACAGTGCCGGAACCAATAACGTTTCCGGTCACCATGTACTTGTTAGCCGCGATTGCAACGATCTGAATACGTGTGCCCGCTACACCGCCAGTAGTCGTACCGTTCAAATTAATGAAATCATTGGAAGAACCGTTAGCAGAGAAGGCAACTACAGCGCCAGATGAGTCTGAATCAATAGAGATCACAGCGCCAACGTACAAATCGCTGGAAGCAGCAGTTGTACCAATCTTCAAAGAGCTTGTAGAAATGGTAGTAGGAACCCAGATTGTGTAAACAACGCCTTCGTTGTTGGCTGTGCTTGGGTCTTGACCGGGGCCAGATGTTGTGGAGTTAGCCGTTGTGTTAATTGTGGGCAAAGTCAAAGTAACTGCCGCTGCCAAAGAACCGCCAACAGCAATGATACGACCACCATGCTCTTCGGGGCTTAATGTAGTGCTTGTTGTGATATCAACGACAGTCGCTGGGCCTTGTTGATAAATGCCGCCCAATGAACGAACTGGGCCTTGAAACGTAGTGCGTGCCATGATTTTTCCTTACATACAAGTTAAGTGCATCAATCTGTATGTCGTCAGCCGGGACTGTTTGATGCACCGGAAAGCCCGGATTACTGTGTTTATATCACGGTATTTTTAAGCGTGCAACAATTATTTTTGTTGTCACAATCTTTTGGCATTATGAGGGCATGAAATACCGCGTTGTCCCTGTCGATACTCGCCAGCCAGAGGTGGTGCAGTTGTTGACGTTGCTTCAAAAAGCGTGTCTTCCCCACGATAAAATTTATCCAATTACAAAAGGCTACTGGTATGTCGCTTACACACAGAACGGTGAGGCTGCTGGGTTCGCTGGTGTTGTTCCCTCTAGTCGTTGGTCTGACACTATGTATCTTTGTCGGGCAGGTGTTGTACTCGCTCATCGTGGACGCGGGCTTCAGAAGAGGTTTATTAAAGCGCGGATTCGCAAAGCCAAAGCGTTAGGCATGAACTGGGTCATCACAGACACCAACCAAAACCCCGCATCTGCTAACAGTTTGATAGCTATAGGTTTCAAAATGTTTGAGCCATCTCAACCTTGGGGTTTAAAAACGGCGTTGTATTGGAAGTACCGGATCAAACATGCCGTATAAAGATAAAATTGTTAAACAAACTAAACAAAAGACGTACGCAAGTACGTACTACGCTAACAATAAAGCCGTTGTAATTGCGGCAAGCAAGGCTTCTGCCAAGGCATATAAAGATCAGTGGCGTAGCTTTAAAGCTACATTAGCGTGCATAAAATGCGGGCAAGACCACCCTGCTACGTTTGACTTCCACCACATCGACAGCAGTACAAAAGAAGAATCTGTCAACAAGCTAATAAAAAATCGTGCATTCAAACGGGCTATGGAAGAAGTTAAGAAGTGTGTTGTGCTCTGCGCCAACTGCCACCGCATACACCACCACGACGAACGGCTTGTTAAAAAAGCTAAAAAGAAGAAGGGGGCCGAAGCCCCCTAGTATCACTTGTTGTCAGCAGCTTCTGCGGCAGCGTCAGCCACAGCGCCATCTAACTCTTCTTCTGTGTCGTCTTCGTCGTCAAACTCGTCGTCATCAGGCACGGCTATGTAATCGACAGCCCAGCCGTAGTTTTCTTGAAATTGCACAAATTCTTGAAAAATATGAATCATGTCAAAGTCGTTAGTCTCAATAGACAGCTTGTTGTTACCAAAGTAACCAAATTCCATTTCAAATTTCATAATATGCCCCTATGTTTGTGCAACCACAGCGGCTGCAATCTGATCGTAGTTTAACTTTATGACAACAAAAAGGCCACCCGCAGGCGGCCTCAAACTTACCCTTGTGGGGCTGTTTTATTAGGTCGAACCGGGTGAACCGAAGACGCCCAGTGGATCGCTGAAGCCGAAGCTGTAACGCTCACGGGCTTTGTAACGAACGTTACCTGTATCAAAGTCACCGTCCATGCCAGTAGTCAAGGCCATACGTTCAAAGTGCTTCAGGCCGTTAGGAACGTCTGTGCACAAGAACCAAGCATTGGTGTCCGTCAGGTAGTGGTTAATTGTGTAACCTTCAGGGATTGAACCGTTGTTCTTCAACGCGTTGATGTCGTTGTCAGCGGTACCAACACGAAGGTTAGTCTCGAGCAAACGAGTAGCAACGAACTGAAGTG